CTTAACTGCTCTTCAATGTCTTCGTCACCAGAATCCTCTTGTGGAGCTGGACGGCTGCTAGGAGCACCTAAGCCTAGGACTTGATTAAGACGCTTCTTAAGAACTTCATACTCTTTGAACTGATCTGGAGCAACAAGCTCAGATAGTGAGTTCAACTTATTGTATAGTCCTTCAAGTGCTTCATCATCGCCTCCTAGGAGGGGCTCTACCTTAGCAAACTCAGAGGAGTCATAGTTGCGGTAACCAGCAACGTTCTTAGCCTTGAGCTTGAAGTTAGCGCCTTCCCAGAAGTCAAATGGGTTGATTGCTTCTTCATCTTCAAACTCAGGCTGCATAGCAGACATAAGCTTATCAAAGATTTTCTTACCAAACTTGTAGAGGAATACTCCACCTTCGTTCTGGGGGTTTGCTGGGTCTTTGACGACCATAATGTTAGCAATATATGTGAGCTTACGCTTTTGCTTACGTGCTTGCTCTTTACCAGCATCAGTACCGTTGTTCCAAAGCTCAGAGTTGAACTCAGACAATGGGTCTTTCTGACCTAGTGTAGTCAAGCTGTTCTCAATGTACCAGCCACCTTTACCTTGGAAGGCGTGGGAGTACATCTTGACGAAAGGCATATCTTCACCTTCGGGCTGTGGAAGGAAACGGATCACAGCATAACCGTTTTGGGCTTTATCACATTCTAGCTTCCAGTAGCGGTCATCACCGCTTGAGCCAGCTGTATTCATCTTCTCTACTTCCTTGACGAGCTTCTGAGTAAGTGCGCCGAGAGATGATTGCTTCTTGAGATCTTTGAATGACATAGATTTGTTCGGATTGATTGGATAACTGGCTGAACTTGTTTATTATAGAGCATAATAGGTGGGATGCCAAGCCCATTTAGACACTTTGTTGATTAGAACATAGTGGGCGGTGTTTCTCCACCAGGCTCTTCATCATCTGGATATCGCCCATACTTACTAAAATAATCTAGTTCAAATTCAATTTCATCTAGATTAGAGGCAATTTCATCAAACACTCCCATTGGGTTCTCTTTATCAACAGTATGACCATACTCCTCAAAATGTTTTAATATTTCATTCAATAAAGCTTTAGCGTCTGGAGAATCTGTTAATTGACAACGAAAGCACATATTTCTCTGTTTAGACATTAGCTTACGGAGAATGTCAAGATTATTTTGCTGCTCTTGGATAGTAGCACCATTACTATACTGAGCAAAAACCAATACGGAGTCTTGCAACTTAAGTATCTCCCTAATAGAATCCGCTACTATTTCCGATTCAAAAAAATTGTCTTCAGGCATTGATAAGGTTTCTCAAAATAATTTTGCATTTAGTAATGTCAATGTTAATAAACGGACGATACTTTTTCACTTTAAAGCTCACAGTTTCCCAAACAGGATCAGTTAACTTTGTGTCTATTTTAGCACAAAAACCAAAAATTATATCCAGTATTGTTAAAGTTTCGATTGATATGTCTCCGCCCAAATATCTTTTTAGTATTGGTGGGTGCCCCTTGCTTATATCAAATAGTTGAGGTAATGTGTATTCGTCAAATAATGTAGAGCACTCTTGACTGAATGTATATGTAAGACTTTGATACTTCTTACTTAGTGCGGTGTAGTTTCGTTCACCACTCTGCATAATTTCACCAACCCAGACCGCAGAAGGATTCTCGGTGGCTACAAAGTTTGCGATGAAGTACATTTTGACTTCATCGTCTGATAGTTTGCGACTCATACGTTCAAAGAAGTATTTGTCTCTTCTTTTATTGAAAGCAGTTACCGAGGCTCTTGTCTTGCCGTTGTATCTAAAGAAATCAAATTTAGCATCTGTAAAATGCTTTTTCATTGCAAGGTATGTTGTGTAGACGTCATACGGTGACATAATTCCTCGGCGTAGTCTGCTATTCATTCTGTAGGTTATATGGGTAGTTTAGCTTTGCTAGCACCAACATTTTTCATAAAGTTTAAATTGGTTGCATCAACTTTAAGTTTCTCTTTTAGTGGCTTTGTCATAAGCTTGGATACTGATTCTACCTCAAGATTCTCCTTTTCGCAATAGTGAATAATTGCCTCTATGTAATTTATTTTTTCATTCAGAACAATTTTTTCAATAATATAAGAAAATTTAATCGGTGTTAGAAATTTTTGCTGTAAGGCTTCTTCTAATTCATTTTTGATACTCATAAGACTTCCAGTTTGTCGTTTACAAATTTGCGAATGTATGTATCAAGTTTCTTAACCCACTTGTATACATCCTTTTCCTCATATACTTTAAGCTCACCATCTTCACAAGCCATAATAATAACAAGTTTTTTAGCTTTGACTCCTGTTAGTTCATATAGCATACACGCATACGCAGATGCTTGAACAAAGTATCCTTCAACCCACTTTAATGGCTTGGGAGACTTAGAAGTCTTAAAGTCAATAATGGAAAGTTCTCCATCATAATCACCGACACAATCAGGTGTTCCTGCAATGCCAAGACGCAAGCTATACATTGCTCGTTCTTGGACAATAATATTATCGATCTTATTAAGGGCTGGCTTTGCAGTATTAAATAAGATCTGTGATATAGGAACCTTCGCTTTGGGCAACGGTTCATTCTGTAAGTAATGTTCCGCTAAGAGGTGCATATCCGTACCCCTAGTGGTCGCTCGTTTAGATACACGATTGGCTTCTTCATCACCAACACGGGCTCTCCACTTCATGATACCTTCTCTACTCCAATGAGAAGTAATAGAGGTAATAGAAATAAGCTTAACTAGTTCACCATCATAATTAGGAGCAGTATAATATCTGACTCCATCAATGGTTTCTCTAGTTAAGCTTGGTATCTCAACTGGATTATGAGTAAAAGGCATCTAACAATAATAAGATACTCTTATTATAGCATAAATTATATTTCTATGCCAGATTCGTGTTTGGCTACCAAATATTCCTTACATAGACCAGAACGAACAATATCATCTAAACCAAACTCAATCTTACTAACAGAAGGCATACGCTCTAGGATAGACATAAAGTCCATAATACCACTGCGTTCTGAAGCTTTTGTTAGGTCAGATTGCGTAGCATCTCCACAGAAATGAATTTTAGAATCTTCACCAACACGAGTCATAATAGAATCTAATTCGTGTGCGTTTAAGTTTTGGAACTCATCTACAATGATTATTGCTCCATCAAGTGTAGTTCCACGTAAGAATGAAGTAGACCAGAACTTTAATGTCTCTTGAGCCATCAAATTTCCATAAAGCATCTCGAATGGAGATGTTTGACCTGTAGAATTAATAGTCTGTAGATCTAAATCAAACATATATTTGACCATATTCTTATATGGAATTTGATATAGTGCTGATTTATCATCGTGGTCTCCTGGTAGGAAACCAATTTCCCTAGTTGCTACCAAAGATCTGACAAGATAAACTTTTTCATATGGAGTTTTTTCATCTAGAACTTCCTGTAGTGCTTTATAAAGAGTAACGAAAGTTTTTCCTGTTCCAGCGCACCCATAAGCTACAATGTTCTGTCCTTTATCATACTCATCAAACAGTATTTGTTGATTTTCTGTGATGGCATCAATTTTAGCTAAAAGGCTCTGATCAATAGGCTTTCTTCTCTTCATCTGCTTTGCGGTGAGACCGACCCCAATGGGGTTAGCAGACTTACGATTCTTTCTTGTAGGCATTTTTTTAATAAAGGTAACAACATTGAAAAAGGCACAAAAAAGGGGCACCTAGATCTTTTTGACCCTTGACCCCGGAGCACGAGAAGCCAGATCAAGAACATCGTTCCATCCTGGATTCCTGTTAACTAGTTTCTCTTTCCATTCACCAACTTCCGATGTGGTAGTTGCGCATCCATAAGACCAATCGCGTTCCCATAAGGGGTTTTCCGCGTACCAATCCATAATTTCGTGTACGCTACACTCAATTACTTGGGTTTCTTTAGTCTCTTTTTGGACTACATGATATGTCGCCATAGATTTTAAACTCCATGTCTTAATGTTATTTAGGGGGCAAGACGCGCTCTGTGGAGACGCTTCTCTTCATAATACTCAAAGATCTGGGGAACCCATACCTTTGTTGGCTTAACCATTGCTTCACATAGTGCCTGGATTTCTAGCTGTGCGTCAAGCTTGGCTCGTAGATCAAGGAAGTGAAGTAATGCGCGGAGACTGAATGTAACCACGAAGTTCTGACGAATGTTCTGGGGAAGGTAGTCCCTAGAATGCTCTTCTGATACACCATTCTCAAACTGTATAGCAAAGCGCTGTGAGGCAGCCTGACAGAGCCCTAGCTGGGTCTCATAGTCATCAGGGGTCCATTCATACTTCTTACCTTTACGGTTGGTGTAGAAGCCAGGAGGACGCACATAGAAGACCTTCTGTGGTAATAGTTCACCATCTGCTACTTTAAGGACGCGCTTGCAGGTGTAGCGTTGTGACTGAACGTCAAAGCTCACTCCGACACGGTGAGTACGTGCCTGTACGATTACGTTGTGAACGAAACCAGAACAACTGAATGAGATTGCTGGGTGCTCTAGTGGTCCCCAATGACCGCGTTCGTTTGCTAAAAGCTGATTGATTACCCACTCACCAGCATCCTTCTCATGAGGGATATTGGTGTCTTCAATGGGA